GTTTTTGAAGATTTAACCGAAAAGCAATTGTCATTTTTCTGGCGTCCTGAAGAAGTAAACTTGATGATGGATGCTGCACAATTTAACAAGCTTCCTCAATATCAGCAAGATATTTTTACTAATAACCTGAAGTATCAATCACTTCTAGATAGCATTCAGGGTCGTGCACCGTCTGCTGTACTTATGTCGTTAATTTCAGACCCAAGTCTTGATACATGGGTTGCTACATGGGCTTTTAGTGAAACTATTCACAGTCGTTCATACACTCATATTATGCGAAATCTTTATACTGATCCGTCAAAGGTATTTGATGAGATTGTATTAGATAAAGCTATCATGAAACGTGCTGAATCTATTGGTCGTTATTATGATGATGTTCTGGTTAAGACGCGCGAATGGGAAAATGCAAAAGAAATTTTTAAATGTTTTTCCGAAAATGAATATGATTTAGATGCATATTCAAATAGTCTTATGCATGTGGAAGAATGTAAATATGCATTGATGAAGTCGCTTTATCTCTGCCTTCATGTTATCAATGCCCTGGAAGCTATTCGTTTTTATGTATCCTTTGCATGTACTTTCAACTTCCATAAAAATATGGAAATTATGGAAGGCAATGCAAAGATTATGAAGTTCATTGCTCGTGACGAACAACTCCACCTCAAGGGTACTCAGTACATTATCCGTCAACTTCAATCTGGTACTGATGGTGATGAGTGGGTTCAAATTGCTAAAGAATGTGAACAAGAAGCAGTTAACATTTTTATGGAAGTAAATAGACAAGAGAAGGAATGGGCTGCACACCTCTTTAAAGACGGTACATGTCCAGGTATCAATACGCAGAGTATGTGTGCTTTTGTTGATTACTTGACTGTGTCTCGTATGAAACAGTGTGGTTTGCCATGCCCAATCACTGATGCTCCGACCAAGCATCCGTATCCTTGGATTCGTGAATATCTGAACTCCGATTTAGTTCAAGCAGCTCCTCAGGAAGTTGAAATCAGTTCTTATCTTGTCGCACAAATTGATAATGATGTAGACCAAAATGTAATCAATTCATACAAAAAATATTTCTAAGGACGGGACTTCGGTCCCACTTTATTATGAAAGATATTGCCGCCGAATATTCCTTTATTAAATATACAGAATTGGAGCTATTAGAAGATGCAACAATTAAAACAGTTGATGTCCCTAATAAGAAAAATGTCATATACGCTATTGCTATAGATGACGAACTTGTGTATATTGGTAAAACCAAGAATTTAAAGAAACGCATTAACTATTATCGAACAGCCATAAATCGAAAAGACCAGACTTCAGATTCAAGAAAATCACTTATGATTTTGGATGCCTTAATGCAAGGCAAAAAGGTTGAATTCTGGGCCCGCCAATGTTTTGACCTTTCAGTCACCAACGAACTTGGTTCAATGACCATCGCAACAATGGACCTTGAAGAACCACTTTTTATCAAAAAGTTCAACCCGCCTTGGAATATCCAACATAAGAAAAAGTAGTTTACATACCACAAGGATTGTGGTACAATTTAAAAAAAAACTAACTGAGGATACAAAATGGAAAAGCTTTATTATAATCTGTTATCTCTGTGTAAATCGTCATCTGATCGTAAATTTTTCTACTCGGATGATGTAAGTCCAATCGGTAAAAAGTATCGAATTTTCTCATATAACTTTGCTTCATATTCAGATTGGCTATTGCCTGACGCGTTAGAGTGTCGTGGTATTATGTTCGAAATGGATGGTGAAACTCCTGTACGTATTGCTTCTCGTCCAATGGAAAAATTCTTTAATCTAAATGAGAACCCGTTTACATTGTCAATTAACCTTGATGATGTAAAATATCTGATGACTAAAGAAGATGGTTCGTTAGTCTCGACATATCTTGATGGTGGGATTGTTCGTTTCAAATCTAAAGGGTCAATCAAATCTGACCAGGCTGTATCGGCTACGAGTATTTTGTTAGACATTGACCATAAAAACTTGGCTGATCGTTTGTTAGAACTTTGTAATGACGGGTTCACTGCTAACTTCGAATACGTTGCTCCAACAAATAAAATTGTTTTAACATACCCTGAAAAACGATTGATTCTTTTGAATATTCGTGATAACAACACGGGTGAATACATCGAGTATGACGACATTTATCTAGACCCTGTTTTTCGTAAATATCTTGTAGACCGATTTGAAGTACCAGAAGGCGACTGGACATCAGATGTCAAGTCTTCTACAAATATTGAAGGGTATGTAGCCGTAATGAAAGACGGGTCTCATTTCAAATTGAAGACTGATTGGTATGTTGCTCTTCACACGACTCGAGACTCAATCTCTAGCCCAGAAAAGTTGTTTCTTGCTATAGTGAACGGTGCTTCAGACGACCTTAAAGCGATGTACGCAGACGACGAGTTTTCATTTAAAAAGGTCGAGCTCTTCGAAAAAGCATATCTTGATTTCTTAGACCGATCATTTTATATCTGTCTAGATACATATGACAAGCACAAAGGAAAAGATCGTAAAACGTATGCTATAGAAGCTCAGGCCGTTTGTAAGGGTGCACAGACACCTTGGTTATTTGGCATCATTATGAATCTTTACCAAGGTGGTTCAAAAGAGCAAATGATGACTGCTCTAGAATCAGTCTTTATTAAAAATCATAAAAATTTCATCCCTGAAGGATATTAATGGTTTACAAACACCAAGGAAGGTGTTACTATGGCTTTTATCAATAACACGAGGAGAAAATTATGAATATGCAATTGATTACTAATGATATGGTCGTAACCGCTTTTGGAGACACAACTGACGGAATCCGAGTCTTTAAGAAAGGACGTCCAGTTGGTTATCTTACTGACCTACGTGTTACACTGGCCAAAAATCTTAAAAAGAAAGTAAAACAAAAAGAGTATTCCACCCGATACGCTGAAGAGAAACGCGAAGCGATGCCGGAAGCAGTTAATGCTATGGTAGAATTTCTTCAAAACAATTTGTCTAAATACGACGCTAACGTGTTCATTAATATTAGTCAACCAAATGTACATATCGCAGGTATAAAATTCTACATTATTTGCGACCCTCTTACCGACAAATTCAACCGCCTCGGAATTTCAAGTCCATATCATACAGCAGAAGAGTTGTGTGTATTGTTTGAATCGTACAAAATCCAGTGCGATGGTTTGAAAACCGTTCTTATCAATGGACTGTCCCGAGATGAAATCATTGAGATTATTAAAACATGCTTAAAGTAAATCCGATTTATGCTATAGTAACAGCTTTTGCTCTAGTTTCTACTATAACAATAGTTGTCTTAAACAACAAAGTTGATTCGTTGAATACTGAATTAGCTTCTGTCAAAAAGACCGCTAAAAACAATGCTAAAGTATTAGACGACTTCAAAGCTCAATATCAGTCAATCGAAGAAATGACTTATAAGAATCGTGTTTTAGTTGACCAACTTAAGGTCGAAAATGAAAAGCTCCGTAAGGATTCGAAGAAGAAGAACGTGGTGGCAAGTAAACCAGGATTGGTCGAAAAACAAATCAACAAGTCCTTCGATTCCTTTGCAGAAGACCTCAGGAAGCTCTCAGAATGATTAAATTAACCGCAGTTGTATTATCTATTAGTATTTTGGCTGGATGTGCCCAGGATGTGCCCTTAAGCCCTAAAGAAACTTTACATCCGCCATGGCCTGAATCTATTGTTGAATATAACCAGAAATGGCAAGTAAAGGTTATTGATGGTAATCCGTGGGTTGGAATGCCGTTTGAAGACTCTCAAGAATTTCGTATCTGGTTAAACGATGTAAAAAGATATGTACATGACCAGAAGACTATGATATGTTATTATCGTAGTGGTTTAAAAGAGGAAAAATGCCAATGACTAAAGAACAACATGAATACATTAAAGGGCTTATCTATGAATCTGAAATGGCGGCTATGATTTATGGACGCCAGATTCAACGATTAGAATCTTTGCCTCCGACTAATGACCGCTTGTTAGTTCAGTCTCGTGCTAATCTGAAAAATGAATATCAGAATAAGTGGGCAGTAGCGACTAAAGCTCTTCACGAGTATATTGAATCTTTAGTAAAATAGTTTACAAACTCTCAGGAGCAGAGTATAATGCTCCTATGGATAATTGAGGAAATCTAAATGAAAACATTACTAGAGAATTACATCAAACGTTCTGATGAGTATATTGATATCTGCCGTGGAATGTCACTTGCCAATTATGACAAAGATGCGGCAAAGGCACTAGATGAAGCAGGTAAAGCTCTTCGTAAAGCTGCTAAAGAAAAAGGGTTGGATTTGCAACAACTCAAAAGTCATATGATTAAATTTATTTCTTCAAACGTTAGAAGTACGTCAATTAATAAAAACGTTGCTGAAATTAATAAAGACCGGCGCGAACTCAACATTCGTATTCTTGAAGCTTTCTTAGGAATCAAATAATGGACCAAGCCAAAATCGATAAGTTAATCCATACGCTTGTAGCAGATATTAACACACGTGCTCTTCGTAAATCGCAGAATGGCGATTCTTGGACTATGCAAGATTGCAAGAAAGGTGCTGAACTAGGACGTGAAATTGCTAAAATTCTTGGTGGACAATTTGAATTTGCTGAAGAGGTAGTAAAACTGTGAAAAAGATTATTTTGACTGTAGGTTGTCCTGGGTCTGGTAAAAGCACTTGGGCTCGTGAATTTATTGCTAAGAATCCTGGGTTCTTTAATATCAACCGCGACGATTATCGCCAATCCATCATGGGTCACGAAGAACGTGACGAGTACAAATATACTAAAAAGAAAGAAAGTATCGTAACTTATATGCAACACGATGCGGCACATATGATTCTCTGTCAAGACGGAACTAAGGGTGTTATTATTTCCGACACCAACTTAAATCCTGAACGTCGTCTTGTCTGGGAAGAATACGCTAAGGAGTGGGGCCATGAAGTTGTATATCAAGTGTTCGATGTTCCATGGACCGAATTGGTTAAACGTAATGCTAAGCGTGGCACAAAGGCTGTTCCTATTGATGTTCTACGTTCGATGTATTCTCGTATGCAAGAATACAAAGGACTTCCGGTTTATAAAGGAACTCCCGGTAAACCTAAAGCGGTTATCTTCGACCTTGACGGGACTTTAGCTCTACATGTTGCTCGTGGGCCATATGAGTTGGATAAACTGTCCACGGATGAGCCGAACCCTATGGTTGTCGAATATGTTAAGATGCTTCATCAGGCAGGGTATACAATTATCACTGTAAGCGGTCGTGAATCTGGAACTAAAGAAGATTCAATGTGTTATTACGAAGCAACTAAAAAATGGATGGACACGTTTTCTATTCCATGGGAAATGCATATTCAACGTAATCAAGGTGACACTCGTAAGGATGATGTTGTTAAGGAAGAACTCTTTTGGAACTGTATTGCTCCTTATTATGATGTGAAATTGGCTGTTGATGACCGTACTCAAGTAGTTGAAATGTGGCGTCGTATTGGTTTAGAATGTTGGCAAGTTAACCATGGTGATTTTTAATGAAACGATTATATGAAGTGATTGAGGCCATCGAACAGCATAAAGAATATTTGTTTGTAGTATGGCCTTTAGTAAATGGACGGTTCGGTATTGATGTGCTGGACTATGAACATGAAGAATGGTTGGACGGCGGTATATTTGATAACGTCGACCAGGCAATTGAATGGTTAAATGAAAACTATGTACGATAAACATCATGAAATCGAAGATGAAGCATACAAAATGCTTCGTAAACTAGTGGGACTTAATATGAGTCCTACATTAATCAACAAACTCGCAGGAATTCGTAATGATCTGAATACTCGTTACAAAGGTGAATATCATGTAGAGTTTGTTCCTGTAGGTGAACCGACCGAGCGATTTGTTGTTCGAGTTAAAGTAAATACTGTACACTGAGGTAATTATGTTCCCAACTTATTCTGAAATTGTAAAGGTAGTCTTCAGTCAGATTATTGCTAATAATATGTTTGAAGTGCTTGATAATGCAGCCGAACTCAGAGTTCATGCTCAACTAACTCATGTACTCAATGCTTTGCTCCCAGACCAAGTAGATTCTATTGCTATTACTCTTCTCCCTGGGTCTGCACACGTCATAGTGGTATTTGATCTTGACGGCGATTTAGTTATCCAATGTGATATCAATTTCGGTACACAAAAAATTGAATGCAAAGCAATTTAATGGTTTACAACATGGTGGAGTTGTGATACTATAACTCTACCAACAAATGAGGAAATAGAAATGCTAAGTGAAAACCCAATTACAGTACACGAATTTCAGATTAAAGTAAAAGAATTTGCTCAAGCACTCATCAATAAAGTGTCTGAACGTTTCCAAGATGCAACATTACGAGTTATTCAAGAATCTCCACGTTCTTTTCTCATAATCGTTAATCCTAAAGATGGTGACCAAATTACTAATCTTAAATTAGGCAGTGATGGTCTTGTTGAAGCAACTCGAGTATATGGAACACTATAATGAGAGCTATCTCATTACTATCGTGAATGGTCATAAATCTGAGCACTACCAACTTAGCCTGTCTAATCCGGTTAAAGGTATTGTTGAATCAGAATCTGTTTATATCTCCTAAGGATTGTTATGTTACCTGTCATCAGAAAACTTATTTCTCCAAAAGAACTGGCTGAGATTATTCCTTTGTCGGAAGCTTACGCATCACAAGTGGCTTCTCATCGCGAACAAGTTAATTCGATTATGAACGGTGAAGACCCACGCAAACTTATTGTTGTAGGTCCTTGTTCAATTCATGACCCTATTGCTGCTGTTGAATACGGCAAACGTCTGGCTGAACTTCAAACTCGTCTTCCTAATGTTCTGTTAGTGATGCGCGTTTATTTTGAAAAGCCTCGAACTACCGTAGGTTGGAAAGGTCTTGTAAATGATCCATATCTTGACGGAAGTTTTGATATGAACCACGGTCTTATAGTTGCACGAACATTGTGTCGTAAACTTCTACGTATGGGACTTCCATTAGCAACTGAAGTATTAGACCCATTCACGATTAAGTATCTTTCTGGTATTTTCTCATGGGTTGCTATTGGCGCCCGTACGACTGAAAGTCAGACACATCGTGAAATTGCTTCAGGTCTACCGATGTGCGTAGGCTTCAAGAACGCAACCAATGGTTCTATTAAAGTAGCTACAGACGCGATGTATAGTGCCGCCTGGCCTCATCGGTATATGGGTATGGACGTCGATGGTACTGTAGGCATTGTTGAAGCTGAAGGTAATCAGAATACGCATATCGTATTGCGTGGCGGGACTAACGGCCCGAACTATCATTCTTCTGATATTCAAGAAGCTTCTAACAAAGCAAGTGCATTAGGTCTGAATCATTATGTAATGGTTGACTGTAGCCATGCAAACGCTGATGGGTATTATAGCAATCAAATTGGTATTGGTAAAAATTTAGCAGCTAATGATTTGGTCAAAGGAATTATGATAGAATCATTCCTACATGAAGGAAATCAAAAAATTTCTGATAATATGTCCTATGGCGTTTCCGTTACCGATGCGTGCATCGGTTGGGAACAAACTAAAGAGCTGTTAACTTATATTAATAAGGTTCAATAATGAAAGCTAGCACATATCTTCAAATTGCTTATTTGATTTCTCAAGAATCAAAATGTTGTTCATGGAAAGTTGGTGCCGTCATTGAAAAAGATGGACGCATTATCTCTACTGGATATAATGGCTCACCCGCAGGTGGCGTTAACTGTTGTGAACATGCATCCGAAAATGGTTGGTTGAAGAATAAACCAAGCCCGGTCATCGTTGCTGGACATAAAGAAGGCACTACAGCATTTGGACGGGCAGATAATTTTGTTTTGGCTAAAGAACATCGGGCCGCTCATAGTGCATGGTCTGCTAATAATGAAATCCATGCAGAATTGAATGCAATTTTGTTTGCAGCTCGTAAAGGTAATTCTATTGAAGGTGCTACGTTATATACTACGCTTTCTCCATGTCCTGATTGCACTAAAGCTATTACGCAGTCAGGTATTAAAAAGGTTGTATACGCAGAATTATACGATCGATCTCCTGAAAATTGGGCAGACATTCTAAAACAAACCGGTATTGAAGTAATTCAGTACTCTCGTAATAATCTTCGTTCTCTGAATTGGGAACAAATCCGAAACTTTTGTGGTGAATAATATGATTTTAACTGAACAAGAAACTATGGTTCTTCGTGAACGTATTAAAACTATTCTGTCTGTAGGCGTTCATTGTGTTGTATTTGAAAAGGCTAACGGCGAGGTACGCACTATGTTTGCTTCGCGCGATGAACTTGAAGTCAAATATGAAAATAACAATCCAGCAACAGAAGTTCGTTATGAACCTCGTGAATCAGTTCGAGCATTCGATACCAAGTTAGGCCAGTGGCGTTCTTTCCGCCTTGATAAAGTAATTTCGGTTGATGGTACTCCGGCGGAACGTTTGCTTCTTATGTAATATGCTTTACGAATAGTATGGTAT